GTTGATTCATTCCTTTTTTCATCATAAACAATTGCCACAAATTATTCATAGATACGGATTCAGGAGAAGACATTTCTTTTACAAATTCAGCAGCCGTTTGTTCATCTGCACCAAAATTCGCAATAGCATATTTCTGTATCTCTGCAGACTGTTCTGCTTGAGCAGCTTGTTGTATTCTTACTTGTTCTGCTTGCATTTCTTTCTGCTGTATAGCTTCGAAATTATCTTGAATTTTTTTAGTTTGATGTTCAGTAAATAACCTGTTGTATTCGTTAGTCTTATCTCTCCAATCATCCATGTCATCCATATATTTAGCTGATTCGCTAGATGAGTCTGACATAGCCTCTTCACGACTAAAATTGCGCGGCTTTTCAGGCCTAACAGGAGCTTCTGGAAGACTATCTTCTTTAGGAGCTTCTGTAGCTTGTTGCTGTGCTTGTTGCACATTTTGAATCACATAAGGATTTTGTTTTATATATTCCACAAGTGGAGCTATTTGCTCAAATTCCTTTAATTGATTTTGTGCTTTAGACGCTTGAGACTGCCAATATTCATATCGGACCTTATCATTATCTACTGGAGGTGCCACCTCCTGGTTTTGTTGAGGCTCTACAGGTTGTACGGGTTGTCCTCCTTGAATAGCTGGTTGCTCTGGCTGACCAAAAGCATCTGCTGGACTTAAAGAAGGAGCCTCCTGTTGAGGTTGCTCTACTTGACCTTGGCTTACTGGGGATTCAAATGCAGTATTTACGGGGCCAGGATTTGCATTCTGGGTATCCATATTATTCTCCATCACTTACTCCTTTATTTTTGGACTGCTCTTTTTTAGAGGTAGAGTCCGTTTTGATTTCTTTATTAATATTAGAAATCGTATCATTTAATCGTTTTTCAAATACAGTTCCTGATGCTTGTGCTTTATTAGTCACTTTATCAAGATTTGATTTAAATTTCTCAACTTCGACTTTCTTACGAAGAGCAACTGCTTCTCTATCTCTAGTTTGCAAGTCGCCTCGAAGCTTTTTCAATTCTTCTTGTTGTTGTTTGATCTGAGCTTCCATTCTACCTATAGCATCAGTTCTTTGCATAACACCTTCCATATCAAAGACTTCTGTTTTCTTTAATACTTCTTGCCTATCTATAACACCATTTTTGTATGCATCCATATATAATTCTAATTGAGCATATCTGTTTGTAGGCAATGTTGATCCTGTAACAACAACAACATCATACTTACCAACGGTAATATCATTAAACTTACTAACTTCACCAGTTTTATCATCTACCATTCTTTTATTTATTATATATTTACTAGTCGTATTATTAGGATTAGCAATTCTAAAAATCTTTTCTGTTTTATATAATTGTTGCATCATAGGTATAGCTACTTCTGCTATTCTTCTTAAGCCACCTTCTATATCAGCTTGTTTAGATTTAATTTTTCTTTGACCAAACTCATCAATTGCTACTGTAGCTTTATATGTTTGAGGAGCAGCACCAGCATTACCCATCATAAGTTCGTATAAACCTAATTGATGATCTATGTCTTGCTTGGCATCAGCCTCATTTTTATACAATTCATTTGGTAATGGACTAGGTTGTACAGTAACAGGTTGCCCTTCAGAAAAGTCAACAGCTATACCAACTCCAGGTTGAGCCCATTTCTCTTCAAATTCTTTCATATCAACAGATCCTTCAGGTATTAATACTTTTGCATTTGTTGATGTTGTAGCATGTGCAATAATTAAAGATCTGATTTTATTTATATATTCTTGTAAATTTTTAACAAGCCTTACATCACTCATAGGATACGGAGTTCTTGTATGTAAGTTCATAAACGGCACCAAGGGATAATGCTCTGTAGGTAGTTCTCTAGAGTATAAATATTTGTCTCCCATAATTATACATTGTTTTACTCTTTCTACCTGCACTTTTACCATTTGAATAACACCTAGCTCAATAAGTTCTGGTACGCTAGATTCTTGTGGCATCATCCCTTGACTAGAGAGCTTTTCGATTACCTCCTGTCTAAAGATTGGTTGATTATTGACAATCCACACTGGCCTTTGAATATAAGATTCAAATTCCATTTCATTAAATAAATATTCTTTACCTGAAAAAGTTTCGAATATTCTGAATTTGTCTACTATAATCTTCATATACCTTTCATATCCTCTAATATAATCGGTATCTTCTCTAGTCATTACTTGTTCTGGCCAAGATGTTTGATCATTATCATCTCTTGTTGTTACTGGAGTATCGCTTCTTTGATTAGATGCAGCATTTTGTATAGCCTTTTTATACATAGGATACATACCTTTAGCTTGTTCTCTTGTAAACAAACGAGATATAATAATAGATTCAGCATCATCATACAATCTATCTCTTGAGTTAGGATCTACATATACATCTAAAGGATCTATATCTTTAAAGCAGACCTCACCCTTACCATCATCTTTTAATGGATCTTGATATACAAGCATATATCCTACTCCACAAACATAATAATCATCTACAACTTGCCTTAAAGCTGTTTCTCCACTTGATATTTGCCAGCAATACTCTAATAAAGAATTAAATACTTGTGCTACCTTGTTATCAGAATCCTCTCTAGGAGACACTCTAAATCCAGGTCTATTTGCAGTAAGCAAAGCTTTTGCAGTCTCTACAGCAGGATGTATTCTATTTACAACTACAGGTGCTTGACCTCTAGCTTCTAAAGTATTTTTTTGCTCTAAAGACCACTGCTTACCTAATCTAAACTCCTTGTCTTCTTGAGCGTGATCAGCCCAAGTCCTTCTTTTCTGACTATATAAATCAAAAAGGTGGTGAGTTTCGTCAACTAATTCTTTATTATTTTTATTTTTATTCATATTTGGTAGCTAATATAAGGTTATTCTACATTGTCATCCAATCAAGTTTTTTGATTTTCTTCTTTATTTTTCCCTTTAGATTTTGTAAACTACTACGTCTGCAAGGTTTATGATTATACAAAGCAGTCCAGACAGCATCCATAATATCATCATTCTTTCCTCTTGGATAACTTAAAAATTCTTCTTGTGCTATTGTATCTTCTTTTCTAAAAAAGAACTCTCCCTTAGCAAACATAGGAACTAATGATATTAATCTTTCAGACTTACGAGTCCTAGGCTTTACACCTTTTTCGAGTCCAGGTATAAACAATCCTTGGTCGTTCATTTGCTTTCTAACAGAACTTCTTAATGCTTCTTGATATGCAACAGTTTCTATCTTAACCCTTCTAGGTTTATATTTTTTATAAATAGAAATAATCTTATCAGGTTGTTCTGCAGGATCTATTCTTTTTCTAAATATATCTATTATATACTTATTATTATCTTTATCTACACCTATTGTTGCTATAACAAAAAAGTCTGCTCTAATGTTTAAACTAGATGCTGGATCAATGCCACAATAAATATCTATTGGTATTAAATCCCCATTCTTTTTTTCTAAAAAATTTTCACTATTTTCTCTTTTATAACTCATGTCATAAGTCTTAATATACGCTGGTTTAAAAGGAGCATCATCAGGTGCCTGAGCTATATTCATATATTCTTGATAAAATCCAGTTAGGTTTCCAACAGATCCATACTCTGTTTTTATTTCATTTACCCGTGAAATCGGAAATCTTTCGGGCCATATGCTCTCTCCTTCGTCATCTATTATAGAATACCAGAGTGTATGCCAAGCTGGTGAATCTTTAGCCCAATATAAAAAACAATCTTCTGATATAACTGTACCTATCATAACTAGTCTTCCATGATCTGCTAATGATGGAATAACAGCTTCAGTCATCCAGTCTCTATTTTTCTTTCTAGCTTCAAAAGTTAATGCATTATGTTCTGATTCAAAATCGTCTACTACTATTAATGTAGGACGAGTATCGCCTTCAATAAAACCTCTAACCCTTTGACCTGTACCAACTGCTACTATACGAGTACCATTAGCCAGGACAATATCTGTATTAGTCCATCTCTTAGCTGTAGTAGGTCCGTAGTCTGCAAACATACGTTTAAAGTTTTGTGAATGTGTTAAATGATATTTAATACGAGATAAAAAGTTTATAGACTGAGCTTGTGACTCTGATATTATTACAATGAATTTATCTTCTTTATCAGACTTAAAAGCTGCTTCATATAGCGGAAGAACAAGTGTACTTACAGTAGATTTAGCCGTTCCACGAGGGGCTGCAACTAACACTCTTTTTGTTGTTCTATCCGCTAAAGCGTGATATATATTGCTGTGAAACGGAGGGGTGGCTTTTTGGAAGGCAGTTGGAAAACATACTTTTCCAAATAGCGCCATATTCTTTCGTAACTTCTTTAAAGCTTCTAATTTAGAGTAGTAAGCTTCATAATCACCAGTCTCTGGTAGGTCCATACTTCTCCTTTGGCTGCTTTATCTTTTTATTAGTCTTTTTTGTCTTCGACTTCTTTGCCTTGCGATATTGTACCCTTTGATAGCCCATTACTTGTCTCCTCAACAGTCTGAGTAACCATAAGTCTCTTTTCTTCTTCTTCAAGTGACTCCAACATTTTTCTAGTTTGCACTGCCTCCAGAGATTCTGTGGTTTTGGTTACTACTTTTTCATTCATACCATGTAAATTCTGAAGATTCTCCACTACTCGCAATAGGTTTGACACATCTTTCTTTTCTTTTGCAATCTTTATGGCACTTTTCATTAAGTCCATAGTATAATCTTCATCTAGATCATGTTTTTTAAGGAGCTTTTCTGTTTCCTCTCTTACCATATCGGTAAATACCTCCGATTTCATCCACCTTCTATATTTTCTCTTATTGCTATCAGATACATCTTTACCATGTACCATCTCAATAGTCTTTTCCTTGTCACGAGTCATAGCATATACCATTGACATATCGCCTAATAGCTGCTTTTTATGGACTTTTAGCCAAGGCTTACCAGTGAATGTATGTTTAGTCTGTCTATTTTCAGCAAATAATTTAAAACTTTTATTTACATCTTTGCAAATACAGTACCCCCAGGGGAATCTAAAGTAGGTTGAACCGTTTTTGTATGATGTACGTTTTATTAGTTTGGATACTACATCGTCATCAGACACAGCATAGTCACCAGAGTCTGCTTCTCTCCAGTATTTAAAAGCTATGTTCTCTTGTATAGCTTCAGCCGATGTTAATATATTGTAGGTTACAGGTTTATCCCTGTGATTAATGGTTATCGTATACATAACACTCTTTTTTGCGCATTTCCCGACCTCTATAATACTGCCTCTAGCAATTGCTACTATCAATTGTAACTAGCAGTTGCTTATTTGCAGATCTGCTGTTTATTGTAAAGCAATTTAGTATTGCCATTCTCATAAGCAATTTATAGTGGTAAAAATTTACAGGATTTTTGCGGTTAGAATCAAGTCAAAATCTAAAAAAAATAAAATTTCAAAAAAATTGCCGTAGAATGTGAGTGAGCAATACATTACTTACCTACCCGCTTGAATTTTAGGGAGCCACCCTTGGGTAACTGTTGAAATTCAATCGTGTAGAGTACAACTATCATCTCGCCCCTGCTATTTTTGACAACAATGTCAAACAAAAACCTTTCAAAATTTATATAAGGAGAAAAATGATGGATAAATTTATCAAGCTTTTTGAATCTTTGGGTCTTCAGGTTGCAAAACTCAGTCCCGACCCAAAGAATAAATGGTTCAAGTTAGAGTCAAAGGACGCTACAGGTGTTGACTCTCAACAGCATCTTGATACTCTTCAAGCAGAGGCAAGACGTTGTGGACTTTATTGCAACTACAAACCTGTTGTTTGGAGCCAACCTGATGTTACAGGTGCTTCCACTCAAGTGCATAAAGCAGGTATCTTCGTTGCAGAGAGCAAGTACACATCTTCGGTAACTACTGATGATGTTAAAGCACTCTTCAGCGAGTAGCATAGAGGAACAGCAATGTTCCTTTATTACACACATAATTAGGTGGGTTAACAATGTTTAGCTCACCTTTTTATACATTTTACACACACAATATTAGGAGAAAGTTATGGATAAAGTACAACAATATATTAATTCAGTATTAGCAAGTTTTGCAAAGTTAGCAGAGCTATCAAACGTAAACACAGGCGAAGAACTTGGTAAAGAGTTTTTAGGCAATGAAATGTTAAAGATTTTTGAAGCATTACCAATACATAAAAAAGCTATCATTCAAATGGATAATGCTCGTAAAGAAAGATTTAAGCGGTTATTAGAAGTACAAGATACATTAAGACGCGTTCAGAAATATGATGCGCGTAATATGTCTCTTATGCAATTTATTAAATTAAAAACAGGAGTATTATAATGAAAATAATAGGTAAAGTATTAGCAAACGCCATCTACAGCTTTAAGGATGGGTGGCGTGATGGTAAAAGATTAAATAACTTTAACAAAGAAAAGCAGAATATGATATATATGGCATCTAATCTTACAACAAGTGAGTTTTTAGATGATTATTATTATAAAAGAAAAGGCAAAGTAGAGTTATTTAATACAGATGCAGAAGCAATAGCATTTCATAGGAAATACGAATATGTTAAGTGATTTAATAATATTAACCTTGTTAGCAATGATTGTAGTGTTGCTACCAAATTATTTATAGGAGTTATAATGAAAGTTAAAGTAATAGATAAAGTTAAAGCAATTATACTAAAGTATCCAAAAGCAGCTGATTGCTATGATACATTAGAATATTTAGTGCATAAGCAAGAATATGAAAGTTATAGAGATAAACCTTTTAAAAACATATCAGTAGCTAGTTATTATCTTTTAAAGAAAGAAAAGAAATTATCTACACTTGCTAATATTAGGCGTTCAAGTCGTAAGTGTCAAGAGATGTATCCTGAAACACGAGGTAAAAGATGGAAGAAACGCCAGGAAGCACAAAAAGATACTATTGAATCATTAGGATATATGTCGCCATGAGTAAAGTATGGGAATATTTCAAAGAAATGAAAATAGTATTAAAATGTAGAACTTGTAATAGCACTAAATGTTATTGTGATGATATGGAAGAGTTAGAGTGGTTAGCATCGCAAGTGCAAGATCAAGATCCAAACTGGAAATAAAATTAACAATAGACAGAAGGACAACACGAGAGTGATAACAAATGCTGGTGAGTTAATATGGTAAGTGCCCTGCCATAGTAAATAGAATCATGAGCTTTTTGGATAAAGTTGGTGATAGATATTATCTTTCTGACACAAAGACTATGGCAGGGATAAATTTTAAGGAGTATAGATGGATATAGATAAACATATCAGATGTAAATGTAGGAAGTATTGGGGAATAAAATTGTTTAGAAGGAAATTTATATGCAAAAGATGCAAGACACAAGTCATTGCACGAGGAGCATAATATAATTTGAGACTACCTCTTTAGGTGGCGTTATACCAGACTGTATATGTTAATCAAGATAGAAAAGGCTATGCCAGGCTTGACAAATGTAGTCTCAATAATTTGTACAAAAAGAGCAGAGTGGCAAGGAAGAGTAGCTCTCTTTAAATAGCATACATGAATACGCCAGTATGCCCTGCTCTGTAATTTATGAGAGCCAATAACTGGTCCTCCCTTCCAGATACAGAGGTGTAAAAACCAGAAGTTGCTGAAGGGGTAAATAAGTCCAAACTGATTCGTAGATGATGCCTTGGCAAAGGAATATGTGAGGCTCTCATAATAACTAGGAGAAAAAATGAGTGATAAACTATATGAATATATTTATTTAATAACCAGTACAACAGAATCAATGATGCATTTAGCTATCGTTGTATTTATAGTGTACACAATCATCCACAAGGAGATAAAATGAGTAAAGATAGAGATAAATTAATGAAAGTAGTTAAAGAACTACCTTATGTAGATATTCAAGAACATAATCTGTTTTCATCAAGAAATACTCTTGCAGAAGCACAAGAATATGTTGATATGATTACAAATGCATTGCCTAAAAAACATCAGTTTTATGTAGGTACAGCATTTATGATAGTATGGAATACATTAGCTAAAAATTATATATTATTTCATAAAAATCCAAAAGGAGAAGAAAATGTCAAAGTTTAATAATTGGGAAGAAGTACCTGATGAAGATTTGTGGCAAGATGGTGAATTAGATCAATGTGAAAAAATGGCTAATATAGAAGAAAATTTATACATAGGTAAATACAAACTCATAAGGAGAAAGCATGACAAATAAACAGTTAACCAAAAAATGGACTAAATTAGCAGAAAATGTTTTACTTGGTAGGCAAATAGTCAAAGTAGAATATATGGAACAAGAAGAGTGTGATGTGTATGGTTGGCATAAAAAACCAATTACATTCTTTTTAGATAATGGTACCAGAGTTATTGCTCAATGTGATGATGAGGGTAATGATGGTGGAGTATTAACATGTTTAACAAGCAAAACTGAAGAAGTATTACCAGTTTTATAAAATAAAGGAGAATAAAGTGGCAAATAAAATAAGTGTACAACAAAGAAAATACTTTGTTAAAAGAATAGAAGATGCTATTGATGAAAAGATAGCTGTACTTAAACAACAAAGAGCATCAGATGTTCAAAAACTATCTGAAGCAGAATACAAGAGATATTTAAAAACTCTTAAAGTAGATAAATCATTAGCTCAATACAAGAAAGTCAAAGAGCGACATGATTTATTATCTCAAGGCTTAATAGCTGTTTATGATGAGCTTTTAAATAACTTAGGCAAAAGAAAATATGACTCTGGAGTGCCATCAATATACACTGGCTCTTCTCATAGTGATATAGACAAGGCATTTAGATATGTTTGTAGTCAAACAGCTCTTGCTCAAGAAACTGAAACTAAATCAGGTAAAATGATTAAAGAGTTAGAAGAAAAGAAGAGAGCTGCTTGTGATAAATTGCATGGAGTAGCTGAGCTTGATGGTTTAATGTCAGAAGTTAATAAAATACTAAAAGGTGCTGATGTACCATTGTTAGGAGCTTAACATGCCATTAGAAAAAGATATAATTGTTCTTAAACAAACAATAAAGAATCTAGAAGCTTACCATAAAACAGAGCTATTAGATTTTACTGATGATATAGAATCAATAATAGATAATAGTGTTGCAGATACTAGAGCTTCTATAGAAAGTGCAGAAGCTGAACTAGAAAATGCAAAAGCTAATGTTGAATGTATTATTGAATCATTAAGAGAACTCGATGACATAATAAGGAGAAAAGCATAATGGGTTTTGATATATATGGATTAGATCCACAAACAGAAAAAGGTCATTATTTTAGAAACAATGTATGGTATTGGAGACCATTATGGAAACTAATTACTGTACATTGCTCTGATATATTAGACGAAGAAGACATAAAAGCTGGCGAATGGAATGATGGCTATGCTATAAGTGCAAAAAAAGCTAGCAAAATCTATACAAGACTATTAGATAAAATAGATGAAATAACTGCTGATATAGTTATTTATGAAAAAAGAAGAGCTAAAGAAGAAGGTTTTGA